CGATGCATCCGACGGTCGTGACGCCGAAGTCTTGCCGGCGGGCATCTTGAAACCCAATGGTGATTTGTCCGTTCTGCCCCGGCGTCTGCTGCCGGTTGAACATCTTGGACAAGATAGCGTTCATGGGCGAGAGCTGCGAGAACTTCCAGGTCACCTTGATCGAGTTGTCCGCGCTCGTGCTGATGCTCGCGAGCCCATCCACACCGATGTCCATCTCGACGCCGGGGGAGCGGCGCTCGAACTGGAACACGTCATCGCCCTTGCCCCACCCGGTCAGGGGAACGTTGTTGTAGCCGTACCCGCTGATGACGGTGGTGATTGTGCGCCAATCGAAATTCTTCATGGGTCAGCTCCTAGCGTTGGAAGATGATAGTGGGGGCGCAGTATTGGATCGCGCCTGCGCCGCAAACGAGAATGGTGATGGGGGGAGCCTGTCGCGCCGCCCTCTGTGCTGTGGTGAGTGATGACACTGGGGCCGCATAGACGTAGTAACCGCGGGGCAGAACGTCGAGCGTGTTGACGTTCCCGACGCCCTGGAAGGTCCAGATGCCAGGCGCACAGAGCCCGGCCGACTTGGCTTGCTCCATGACGGTCGTGATGGCGTTGACGAGCATCGCGGATCCGCTGTCCGTCTGGGGGATGCGGCTGCCGCTGGTCGCCGCCTGTTGCATGGCATTGAAGACGGCCACCTGGACGTTGCTTTGCAGCCAGTCGAGCGCGATACCCTCGTCCTCGAATCGACCGTCACACGCCTGCCCTCGCGCCAGCATGGCCGTGTTTCCGAAGGTGGCATAGACGTTGCCATTCCATCCTGGCGTCACGCCGTCGAAGGTGCCGGTGATGGTCGTGAGCTGCGATTGAGTCAGCGTCGAAGCAGACAGCGCCGCGAGCGACTGAAACATGAAGGTCTTCATGCTGTTCGGCGCGCCAAGGTTCATCGTCGAAGCGATGGCCATCACGCCAGCGTGCGCGGTGCCGTTCGCGTCCGATGCGGAATCAGAATAGATGCCACATGCGCGCGGGGTGGATACGCCGCCGACAACGCCGACGGTTCCGCTCAAGAAGGCCAGCAGGTTGACGGGAGGACTCGCGGGCGCGAGGCAGTCAGCTTCCTGCGTGACGAAGAAGAAACGCAGCCCGATCGCCTGGCAGAACGCAGCGGCCAGCTTGACGTTCGCCGCGGTCGTGGCAGGCTCGCACGCCACCAGGTAGAAGTTCGGATCGTAGTTGAATGTCGCCGTCATGGCCGCCGTAATGCTGGCGTCCGCGCTCAGCCAGAGCCCGACCTTGATCGAAGCTGGAGCGGGAGACTGCGAGAAGTACGCGGCGACGAAGTTCTGCAAGGCCGTGTCGCTGCCGAAGTCGGTTGTGACCGCAGCGGCGCCCGTGTAGCTCGCCGTCCGCTGACCAGCGGCCCACGCGGCGGGCTTCGCGGCCTGCGCCGAAGTCAGAACGAGCCCGATGTTGAAGTTCTTCGCCGACTGTGGCGTCGCCGTCACTTGCAGCGTGACCGGGACGACGTTGTTTAGTGAGAGTGTGCTGGCCATGTTTGGTTTCCTTTGGTTGAGATCACGGCTGCGCTACCGTAAGGACTCGGATATCAGGCGCTGGCTGTCCCGGCGAGGCGAATTCCAGCGAGATGCCGACGTTCGCGAAGGTGTTGAGGATGAGGGTTTCGCTGTTGGGAATCGTGAAGGTAAAGTCGACCGAGCCGCGATCTTCGAAGTAGGCGCTATTCACCAATGCGGCCACGTTGCGCGCGGGAGAGTTGTCCTCGATGCCAAGGTTCATGGTGTCCATGAGATTGAGCATGTCTTCTTGGCCAAGACGAGACGCGAGCCGCGCCGCCTTGTCGAAAGCACCGAGGCCGAACGTAGCGAGTCCAGCTCCATCGGGATTCGGGTTCGCGTGGCGGAAAAACTGAATCGAAGTCGTGAACGTGTAGATGTTGTCGTTGGTCTCGACGGTCTGAGTAGTCGGCGTGGCCGTCGCCCAGTGGGTGTTGTCGGTAGCCGGACCGGCGCCGCCCGTTACCGCCATGATGCACAGGTAAGAGTTGGCGCCGACCGAGACGAGCGCGCCGTAGGCGTAGGCAAGTGTCACGTCCCACGCGGGATAGACCGCGGTCAGGTATGATTTGTTCCCGGTGCCGAAGTCCGAATAGCTCGACATGATCCGGACAGTCGCGTACTCGTCCTCGTCGCTTCCCGCTGGGCTCTTTTGGTCAGCGGGTCGGACGCTGTTGGGCGCCATGCCGTAGGCAGTGCGCACGAGGTAGCAGATCAGGAACTCGGCCGCGTCCTTGAAACTGTTGGCGACAAAGCTCATGGTGATCCCTCCGGGAGTAGTCGCTGCGCAAGTGCCTTGATCATGCCGTGCTTGTAGAAACCCTCGACATGCAGCACCTGGAAGGTGTGGCCCATGTCGTTGATCAACACGTCGCCGATGGTAGAAGACCCATCGCCAGCGCTCACGGGAACCGATGAGTAGAAGGCCCTGACGTCCGAAAGTCTGACGCCATCGGGGAGAAACTGCGCATCTTCGGTGTTGGCGGGCTGGATGATTCCCGCAACGGTCAAATCATCGTAGGACTGCTGGGCGATGCCTTCGCCCGAGTAGGTCGTGGTAGGCCGGCGCCGTGTGAAGGTGGTGCCACCCAAGTCGAAGTCAACGACGATGTCGGAAACGTCGACTCTCATCGGACTACCCTCGCGTTTGCGGATTCGGATCCAGCCTCAATCCAGGTGATCGACTGCCGAAGGTTCCCGCTTGCAATCAGTGGCCGAGAGCTGGCCTTGCCGAAACGGCGCTTACGCGCGTCGATGGTGGATTGCTTGAGCGGTGCAAAGTCTGCCGTGGTGAACTCGCGCTTGACTTCGCCGGCCGCCAGCGCCCCGAGTTGCCCCATGGCCTGGCTGACCGTCGATTCACCTTGCACCACGGCGCGAAGGTTCTTCTCGTTGAGCGCGCTAAACTTGGGCATGCCTCGGCGAATCCCGCCGCGAAGAAAAGAGCGCTCTGGGATGTTCTGCTCTGGTGAGCCGAATTCGTGAACTGCGGCGATCATCGCCATGGGGGTGCCGTCTTCTTCAGGCTTCGCGCCCACGGGAACGCCCACAAGAACGCTCTTGTTTGCGTCCTTCATGCGCTGGCGAAGCGCCTTCAGTCCAGGCAGCGCGCCGCCGCTAGACTTAACTGAGAACGACACGCTCGCCCCCAATCTGCATGCCACCAATCGTTGGCCGTTCGCCAGCGACAGTCATGCGCGTGAGCGTCCAGCGCGGCTCGGCGTCTGCCGGTGCTGTGTCCTTGACCTGCGTCTCGGTCACGGCCGGCGCGGGCGTCGGGATTGCCTGCGTCCTGTGATGATGCTTGCTCACCAAAGTACCTCGTCGAGTCCGTCGGCCGCCGCGAAGCTGCCCGCCGCAATGGTGCCGCCCAACCCGACCATGTCGCGCAGCTCGCAGTAGCGGCGCCCGTAGTCGGTCAAGAGGAACGTGTCGGAAAGCTGCTTGTTAAGTATCTGCGAATCAAACGAAGTCCCGACAGGGCCAACATGCTTCTCGGTTGTATTGCCGCCGTTCATCTGGACAATGCCCCTGGCCGCTCTGGCCTTGCTCACCACGATGCTGTGGGCAACGTAGCAAGAAAGGCCCTCCGAATACCAAGACCCCCAGCTCCCCACATCAAAGAATGGGGTCGCCGCGTTCAAGAACTTCTGAACGTAGTCACCCGTCAGCGCGGAGAATTCGCCGTCGGGAAACTGGGCCTGGAATTCGGAGGGCAGCACGGGGTTAGCTCTGTTGATCGGCCTTCAGGACGTTGTCCTGGTAGTAGATCGTCGAGGGGTATCGGACGTCGATTGGGCAGAAGCGGTAGCGACCGGGGACCACCACTTCATCATTGCGGGGCTGAGGAGCCAGGAAGGTCAGCGTCAGGGGCTGATGCATGATCAGGTATTCCGGGGACTTCGCGTAGTAGACCACGCGAGATGACACCTGACCGGCGGTGATGGCGGATCCGGAGTGCTTCAGAGCGCCAGCGTAGTTCAGCGAAGAACCCGCCGTGGTGATGGCGCTCCCCGTGGACTCGTCCTTGTCGGGAACGATGCCGTGAAATTGGATGTCGATGTTCCCTTGCAGCTTGCTCATGTTGTTCGCCTTGATGTAGGCGAGCAGGCTTTGCCCAACCGGCACGGTCACGCCGCTTCCAGTCGCGGAGAGGATTGTGTTGTTGAGCGCCGACAGTGCATCCATCGGGAGAGCGATGTCAGTCACCAGGGCGTTGGTACCCGATGCCGAGTACACCGCCGTGATGCCCAGATTGATGTCGGCCAGGATGGCGAGGGGCGACGTCGATGAGTTGTCCCAGTTGCCAGTTGGCGCGACCACGGGGGTAATCTTCGAGCTGGGCTGATTCCAGAACCCATAGAGCCCGTGGACGGTGTCACCGCGAAGCGCGATGTCCTGCATGTGGCGCTCGTAGCCGATCATCGCCGCCTTCATGCGGAAGTCGCTCAAGGGCTTCTTGAGCTGCTGCGATTCGATCAGCTCTTGGACGTTGTACTTGTAGCCGATCTTTCCGCCCTTGACCTCGATCAAGCGCCGGCCGAACTTGGCGTCGGCGAAAGGCATATCAGTTGCGTTGGCCGCAACGATCTGCCCCTTGCCGGTGCTCGTGTACTCTTCGGCCTGCACGCTGTCCGCCCACGGGGGAGCCTCGTAGGAGACGGGGATAAGGTCCTTGTAGACCACGGGGACGCGGAACTTCTCCAGCATCTTCGCCTCGGTGTAGGCGAGCTGGGAAATGTTCCACGAGAGGGGATCTGTCGAGTCGTAGGCGGCTCGCGTCCCGTCGAAGATGTACCCGAACGACTTCAGCGCGGCTTCGATTTGGTCGAAGCGGCTGGCGGCGTTGAGCGGGCGGCCATCTGCGGTGATGTGGTTGGTCAGTTCGACCATCCGGCCTTGCGGGTGGCCGTCGAACAGTCGCAGCGTGCGGCAGTCGACAGCGTAGCCCTTTGCGTCCTTTACCTGAGTTCTTGAGAGCAACATTTGCTGTGTCCTTTCCTTGCTGTGCCTGTTACGAGATGTATGGCGCGATGTCGCGACGGTAGACCGCCACAACGCCGAGCTGACCTTGGGACGTGGTGGTCTTCCACACGTGGCCCGGAACTGCGATGCGCGAACCGCTTGCGGTGCCGGCGGAGTCGCCTCCCACGTTGGTCGAGATGCCCGTCGAGGGCGAGTACGGGGTGACGAGCGCGATCACTTGATCGTTTTCGTTGACGTTCTCGGCCGCCATGCAAACAACGTCGCCAGTCTCGTAGACTGCGAACTCGTCGTTGGTCTTGTAGCCAACCAGCTTCGTGGACGGGTCAGCGCCGCGCTTGATTCTGCGCGAGCTGATGCCGACGGGACGAAGGTAGCCGGTCTGGAGCAACCCGGCGTTGTTGTCCGCGCCGGGGTACTTGGCGACGACCACGCCGAAGTCGACCATGCCAGCGGAGTCGAGTCCGTTGGTCGTTCCGACGTTGATGAACGTGCTCTTGGGGGCGTCGGTCTTGCCGTTCGCTTCCGCGCCGGGGAGCCCGATCTGCTGAACGTATCCGCCTACGGTATCGAGTAGAGATGCCATGTTCTTTGCCTTTCCTTTGAAGCCTTAGAGACGCTCAACCGGGCCGGTCGCCGTCCATGAAGTGGTGTTGCTGCCGAGGGCGCGTCCGACGGCTGCATCTTGGGCCGCGAGGGCGGCGTGCTTGGGGAGCGCCAGCAAGACTCCGAAGGTCGCCTTGACCTGGTCTTCCGTGGCCTTGTCGATGCCGGCGGCGCCGAACAGTTCGTCGGCAACGGCCTTGTTGGTGGCATCGCCACAAGCAACCGCGATGGCTGCCTTGCGGATGTCGTGCGAGCTGCCCTTGATGTCCAGCTCGGGCGCCAGCTTCTTGGCCGACTCAACCAGCGCGGCGCGGTCTGCGACGAGCGTGTCGATGTCGATGGCTTCCACCTTCGCCAGCTTGGCCTTGAGGGCGGTGATTTCTGTGTCATTGGCCGTGACCGACGCCTTGACGGCGGTCAGCTCGGCATCCTTGGCAGAAATCTTCGCCTTGTGCGTGTCGACGGCTTCGCTGAAGTCGGCGATCACTTGGTCGCGGTCTGCGGCCAGTTTCTTGACGTGGGTCTCGATGGCCTCGGCCGCTAGTTCGTCAATCTCGAACCGCGGCAGCCCATCCACTGCGATCTTACGTGTGCTCATGGTCTGCTCCTCTGTTTGGTTTTCACGGTCCGCGATTCGGCAAACAGGTCCGCCCCGCGGGACGTCGACGATGGCGACGTGATCCCCTAAAATTTCTCGCTGGTAGCCGTCGAAGCCTTCGCCCGGTGTCAGGTCGAGGTTGAAGCTATAGCCGCATGAAAGCGCGCCCTTGCCAGCGACTACCTTGCTGACCATGGCGCCGTCTTTGACGATGGACTTCCCGCCGAGCAGGTCGCCGTCGGCCTTGCTGACGTCGCGAACTTCGCCCTTGGACAGCTTCGCCCAGTTCTGCGCGTTCACGCCTCCGGACGGATGCCCATCGGTGATCGGCACGTTCTCGAAGCTGGCGACTGTCTCGGGGCGGAATACCTCGTCAGCCGTCCGCATGAGCCGCACCAGCGCGCGCGGGTCACCGTCAAGGCCAAGCTCGCCGCGGGTGTAGGTCTGCACGCCAGTCCGACCGATGATCGCGGGCGCGACGAGGTAGCCTTGCGGCGTGACCTCGCGCTTCGAGATCGTCGTGATGTCGTGGACCTGGCAGCGGGTGCTCATTACTTCTTGCCCTCGACTGCCGCATGCGCAGCTTGCTTGGCGTACGTCAACGCCTTCGCCAAATTGCCTGCTCTTTCGTGCCCCTCGCTTTGCTTAGCAAAATCCCTGGAACTTTCGCTGTCACTGCGCCTAGCGGCTTCTCTGTAATATTCGATTGCTTTCGTGGCTCTTCCCGCCACCTCGTGTTGCTTTCCTGTCTTCTGTAAATCCTTGAGTTCTTCCTTGCTGGCTCCAGTGACGGGAGAAAAGACTAGGTGCCCTTCGGCGTTTCGCTGACTACTTCCGCTCCCTTTGCCACCGCCGCCACCCCCGCTTCCCCCGCTTCCCCATTTCCCATCCGGGTCGCGTGGCTGGTCTGGGCTTCCGTCCAACGCCTTCACGATGCGCTTCGCGCCCTTGACGCCATCCCGAGCAAGTCGCTTGTAGAAGTTGATGTCCATGGTTACTTGCCCCAGCAATCCCCCGCCTTGTGGCAGGCCAGCGCGTCCTTGTAGGCGTCCTTGGCCTGCTCGTGTTCGCCGCGCGACTCGTGCAAGCGCCCGCGCTCTTCGTGAACAGACGCGGCCTGGTCGTGCTCGCCGGCTTCGCTGTGGGCCTTGGCGCGCCCGTTGAGTTCGCCGATGGCGCCCGCAAGCTGCGTGCTGGAATCGGAATCGTCCATCTCTTCGCCGGGCATCGAGCCGAAGTCGTCAGCGATGTGCTTCGCATTCGCGTTGCCGTCGGCTGCCAAGCGTCGGTAGAGTTCGGTATTCATGCTGCGATCTCCTCTTGCTGTTCGTTCGTGCCGAATCCGAGGGCCGCGTCGCCCATGTCGATAAATGGGATGGCCACGCACCTGCATAAAATCGGGGAGCCAGGGGTTGCCACTTCGTCGTCAACAATGGGCGGGTCGTCCCAGCTGAAAATCTTTCCATCAAGCTCCGCGTGCGACTCGCGGACGCGCTCGTCTTCCGACGTGGACCACTCAAACTTCTCGATCCCGACCTGCTGCTGTCGCTCTTGGTTGAAAGAGCTGTTCATCTTGCTGGTCTGGTCGCGCGCAATCAGCTTCGCGCGGTTCTCCGTGATGTCGCCGTCTCGCTGAATCTGGTCGACGAGCGATTCCCAGCGGACGCCGCCGGTCCAGCCCGCGGTAAGCGTCTCGGTCACGCGGCCGAAATACTTCTCGGGAATCGACTTGATGAGCGCGACGTTGTCCTTGGTCGCCGTCTTCATCGCTTGCAGGAGCGGGCCGTTCGCGTGGAGTAGGTGGCCGACGTCGACCCCGATGGCGCGCTTGATTTCGCGCGCGAGCCGGTCGTCCACGCTGTCACGGTTCGCTTCAACGGCGAGCCCGACCATGCGCTTGGTCCACTCGTCGAGACCGCCGAGCTTGCCCTTGGCAGAGCGAATGAATGCCTCGATGGAGTAGGGGAGGGAATCGCCCACCCGCACGCCGTCGGCGCTTGTGGGGCGAGGCCAGTGCGATTCGAGCGCGGCTAGCTGGCCGTCGACGATGGACTTGCACCGCGAAACGAGCTGGAGAATGCCAGATCGATATTTCAGCTCCGCAACGTGGTTTGGATGAATCGGGCGCAGCCTCTTCACCGGCCGGGCGTTACCGTGGCGCCGTTTGTGCCCGCGAGCACCGGCCGCCAGAATCGCAAGGTGAAGCGCCATGCTGTTGGCCCATAGTGCAGCGTATTGCTGTGGCCATACAAGCATTGCGGTGCCACGTTGGCACAATTGTTGCTAAGTAAAGTTTATGCGATAAAGTTTATTGACAATTCTCATGGTCTGCCTTCACTATGGCCACAGGCTCCTCATTCCCGAGGGCCTCGATAAAAGGAGACTCCGATGGCATTTGGAAAAAAGAACGAAGGACTTCAGCAAATCATCATCAAGGCCCCAAACTTCCAGGACGTGAGGTTGCTCGTAGTGGGGACATCCCCCTACGTCTGCAACAACATGACCCCCACGTCTGAGAATTCCATGCGCGAAGGCATGGGGGGCGGCGTCGACAAGGCGGCCAAGAAGAAGCGCCCACCCAAGGATTTCGATGGCGACTTCAAGGGCTCGCAGCATGTCGATGTGAAGGACGGGTGGGTCGGCATTCCCGCCGCTGCCATTCGCGCGGCGATGATTCGCGCATGCTCAACCTGCGGAGTCGAGATGACGAAAGCCAAGCAGTGTTTTTTCGTACAAGCCGACGGCATGGACGAGAAGGGGCGTCCGCTGGTCAAGATCACAAAGGGAAAGCCCGAGAAGTTCGAGTGCACGGTCAAGAACTCGAATGGCTCAACCGACATCCGCGCGCGCGCTCGGTTCAACACAGGATGGGAGGCAACATTGCGGATCTCTTTCGATGCCGATCAATTCTCAGCGTCCACAGTTGGCAACTTGATCCAGCGCGCCGGCATGAGTGTCGGCGTTGGAGCTGGTCGCCCGTTCTCATCCAACAGCGCCGGCTGTGGCTGGGGCACCTTCAGTTTGAAGAACCCTGACAAGAAAGACGCATCGGCTTCCAGCTAGGTCGGGAAGCGCGGGGCAAGGCAGGCGAAGCTAGGCGAGGCGAAGCGTAGCGAGGAGTGGCGCGGCGCGGACGGGCGAAGCAAGGCATGAGAGGTTCGGTCGGGCCAGGCGTGGCCAGGAGGGGCCGAGCATGGCTCGGCAAAGCAAGGCAAGCAAGGAACCAAGAAAGGACAATTTAGAATGGCAAAAGAAT